CATGCCAGTTGCAGAAAGCTAATCGAATCAATGGAACTTCAGTCATACACAGAAAAGGGAGAACCAGATAAAGAGTCTGGCTATGACCACATGGCTGATGCTCTTGGGTATTTGATATGGCGTGAGTTCAATCCATTATTTGCAAGGTCGGGCAAACCTACAGGGATTAGAATATATTAAGATCATGGTATTATTGAGGCAAAACTGTGTATAGCTCACTAAATATTTACAACCAGCCTGTAACAGTAGCTCCTACAACAGTTGTCAGTCCAAATGCGGCCTATCAACGCATGGCTCAATTCTGGGATTTGATAGCAGATTTGAAGGAAGGCACATATAAGATTAGGTCAGAACATAGGAAATATTTACCGCAGCTTGAACGAGAGGTGGACGATAGCTATGATCGCAGACTCGCAAGGTCAACTGTAGTTCCCTATCTCCAGAGAATCGAGAAAATGCTGTCAGGTATGCTGGTCAGAAAGCCAGTCAGACTTGATGATGTCTCTGATCTGGTAAGAGAACAGCTATTTGACGTAGATCTTGAAGGCAATGACTTGAATATTTGGCTTTATCAGACAGCAAGAACAGTCATATCGTTTGGACATTGTGGTGTTTTAGTAGATGCACCAAAGGAAGGCGAAAGGGCAAGGCCATACTGGGTGACATATAAGCCATCTGACATATTGGGCTGGAGGACTGAGATCATAAATGGTGCAAGAGAACTCACACAGGTACGCTTGTTGGAAAAGGTTGTTGAGCCAGATGGAGCTTATGGTGAGAAGAACATAACACAGGTCAGAGTATTAGAACGTGGCAGATATGAGATTCACAGGAAAGATGACAAAAAGGGCGAATATAAATTGTTTGAAGAGGGTGAAATGAGCCTCAAAGACAAGATTCCTTTTGCTGTTGCCTATTCCAACAGAGTTGGATTTTATGAAAGCCGCAGTCCTTTGTATGACATTGCAGAATTAAATCTCAAGCATTATCAGATCCAGTCTGACTTAGACAACATATTGCACATTAGTTCTGTTCCATTACTTGCAGTCTTTGGCTATCCAAACGCAGATGAGATAACAACAGGCCCTAGTGAGGCACTATCATTGCCACCTGAGTCACGCATGGAATATATCAGCCCATCAGGAGATAGCTATGACAGTCAGTTTAAAAGGCTTGATGATATTAAAGAACAGATCAATACACTATCACTAGCCGCAGTCTTGGGTCAGAAGTTAGTAGGGGAGACAGCAGAGGCAAAAAGGATAGATAGATCGCAGAATGACAGCACAATGATGGTTGTTGCACAGCAGATGCAAGATTTGATTGATAACTGCCTTAAGTTTCATAGCGAATATCTCAATGAAGCAAATGCTGGAAGCAGCTTTGTAAACAGAGACTTTGTTTCAACCAGACTAGAACCACAAGAGATCCAGTCACTACTTGCATTATTTACCTCTGGCACTATTAGTCAGGAAACATTATTGAATCAGCTATCGGCTGGAGAGATTCTTGGTGATGACTTTGACGTTGAAGATGAAATCGAAATAACGCAGAACGGAGGTTTGACAGAAAGGGAAGAACCAGATGCCCCAGCGGAGGAACCAGCGGACACAGAGGACGAATGATAAATGTCCACTCCAGAAGTATTTTTTAGGGAAACTATTGATCTGAATAGGTATTCCACTGCTGTATCTGAAAAATATATAGTTACTTATAATGAAATAATCTTAAATGCGGCAAAACAGTTGAGGTCTATAGACCAAAGACAGGTTGCAGAGATAGCAAGAGGCGGTTCAAGAATAATCGCACCAGTTACCAGAAAAAGACTCAGAGCAATTATCAAACAATCAAGTGACAGCTTAGATACTTGGTGGGCTAGGTCAACTCTTGATATGAGAAAAGAGTTGCAAGGTGTTGCAGAATTACAAAGAGATTTTGTTGTTGGTGAACTCAAAAACATTACAGCATCTGGTGATATTCCTATAAATAGTGTTGCTATTAGCAAGGATTATGCAGATTCAGTGATAATGACTGATCCATCAAAGGTCAATATATTTACTAGTCAGAAGTTCACAGAAGATGATTTTGTGAAGTTTGGGTCTGGAAAATTTAACCTTACATCTTTGCAGGGAGCATCAATTAAGCTTCCAAATGGGACAACTGTTCAAAAAGCATTTAGGGGTATAGCTGAGTCCTCAGCAGAGAGATTAGATTTGGCAGTCAGGTCAGGAGTCTTTGCTGGTGAGACATTACAGCAGATCAGTAGGAGATTAGTTGGCAGACTTGATTTTGATGATTTACAGAAAGCAAGTGTCAGACAAATGGCTCAAGCTGGTGGTGAGTTAACAAAACTGGCTAATCATCAGATTCAGACTATCGTTAGAACATCTGTTAATCAGGTAACAAATCAAGCATCACAGGCTGTTTATGCAGCAAATAAAAAGGTTGCCCCAAAATATGAATATGTTGCAACGCTGGACTCTCGAACAAGCCCTATCTGTCAGCGACTTGATGGACAAACATTTGACTACAATAATGGCCCAACACCACCGCAACATTTTAATTGTCGATCTACTACTGTCCCTGTTGTGGACTTTGATGGTTTGCAAAAGAAATATCCTAACCTTGAAAAGCCGCCAACAACACAGTTTGACACCAGACCATCAGCTACAGGCAGAGTTCCACAGGGAACACAATACGGAGACTGGCTGTTAAATCAGGATAAAGACTTACAGATCAAAACTCTAGGCAATACAGCAAAAGTAAACTATTTCAAGAAGTTAGCTACTAGAGAAGGTTCTGGACAGAAGGCATTGAGAAAAATGATCCGCAATGATGGAACAAAGCGTAGTCTTAAAGATCTGGAAAGATTATATGGCAAGCCTAGTGCCATCAAACCAAAACCAAAAGCTGCGACAGAAACAGTAACAGCAGTCAAGTCAATGGCCAATACAAAGGTTATAGAGGGATCATGGGGTGTAACAACAGACTATAAAGAGGCGATCCGAAGAGGTGAATCAATGACTAAAGGCAGATTTGAAAAGGCAAATGAATTATCGAAACAATATAAAAAAGCATTTGATGAATATGAGGCAGCTTCAGAAAATTATTTTACTTACAGTTGGCAAAAGAATTATGGAACTCCTACCAGATTGAAAAAAGCTGGATTGACCAGAAGTGAAGCTATTGATATTTACTACAAAGAAAGAAAGATTAGGCGGTCAAAATGGCTGGAAACAAGACAGGCTTTTAGAAAAATAGAAGTTGAAGGGTCAAAAGAAATGGCAATTCTTAGAAAAGAGCTACTTGATACAAATGTGACAAATGCAGAAATAAAAGAAACACTTGATAAGCTTCCATTTAAAAACAAAACAAAAGCACTACAGGCCAAAGTTCGTGAGCAAGTAGAGGAGTTTACTAAAATGTTCAATGGTGGAGGAGTCACTGTCAATCCAAACTATTCAGTCAGGGACGGTAAGATTTCAAAGGTTAAGCTAGGAACAAGTAGAGCAAACAATAATTATCTTGGTGAAATATTAGTTCCTTTTGAAGATCCAGAGCTAGGTTATATGAGTTTAAGTTCTAAGCAAACAGTATTTCATGAAATAGGACACTCACTTGAAAAAGTCAGAAAAGAAAACCTTGACATGGCGGTAGGATTTAGAACTTCAAAAATTACAAGTAATATTCCAACAAAATCACCCAAACAAGTAAAAAAAGCATGGACTTTATCAGAAAGTGTTTTGCCTGATGAATTTATTTCACCTTATGCTGGCAGACCATATCAAAAATATGATCGAACCTTGAACAAAACTGTAGATACAGCAACTGAAATTGTAAGTATGGGCGTTGAACACTTTGCAGATCCAGAGTTGATGTTTAGACTTTATACAATCGACCCAGATCATTTTCACATGATCCTTTCAATGACTAGGAACACATACTGATGGCAATAAAGATTGAAGTTAAGTTCGGTGAAGAGACAGCTTTTGCCACAATGGTGAGTTCACCTGATACTGTTATCTGGACAGGTAATCAAGAACTTATTGAAGATGCTGAGTTCTCTTTGAACTACAGTTATGGGGCGGCTGGACATAACTACATGAGTGGCAACCAAACAACAGCTTTAGACGTAGCAACAGCTTTGACTCACAGGTATGGTTCGGAAAATATTAATGTTATTGAAGGTGTTGAAGTTTTAGAAAAAGAAGAGAAAGAACTTAATAAAATAGAAAAAACAGGTCAAACATAATGCCACTAAAAAAAGGAAAGTCACAGAAGTCTATCTCTGCCAACATCAGGCTTTTGATGAGAGAAGGCCGCACATTAAAGCAAGCTCAGGCTATAGCACTATCTACCGCTGGCAAAAAAAAGACAGCTAAAAAACGCAAAAGGAAGTAATA